TACCAAAGCCTCATCAAGAGCTTTACCAAGTTTTGGTAAAGTTTTGGTAAGGAAGGATAAGCCCTCCGAAGAAGTTCGGCGATTAAGAACCGCCAGATCTTTTTCGTGACTTCGGGGTGATTGTGCAACCAACGGGCTGCGTCTGACAATGGAAGCAACAAGGTTGACATAAATGTCAACATGGCTCTTCGGGGTGTCCACGAGGTGGAGGTCCCATCCATGGTCACCGTGATCCTGACTCCCCTGTCAGCCGTTTTATCGGCTGGCGTGCCACTCCTATCAGGAGTACTCACAACCGCCTCGGAAATTCGAGCTACGACTCGCCGCGAAGGATAGGGAGAACCTTATCCGTCCCGGCAAGATCGGCGCTATCGAAACCGAAGAAGTTGGCAATCATGGCCAACTGGTTAGACACCATCAAGGGTGTGATAACCACGTCGCGAGGAACCTGGAGCGTAAGGTTGGTAACAACCTTGCGAGCCACGGAACCCGACATAACTGTCTCCTCAAGGGAGATCAGGTGTCGGTCGACAGCATCAAACCCGGAACCTTTGGTTTCGTGCTTGATGGTCAGGTAGCGCGGAAGCGCGGCTGACGAGTCGACATCGATACGACGAGCGGATCCAGCATCATTATACTGGAGTGAGAATGTTTTGCTCGCACCGACAGCGTCGGTGAGAACAATGGCGGGAGTGAAGGACATGGTGACACCTTGTGTCTGACAACACTAATTCGCGAGGATTAGTGCTGCCAAGAGACTCGCTTGCTTCGGAGAAAGGCTGTCCAGATCAAACATGGATTCTGGAGCCGGATACCCTCGAAACCGTTCGTACCTACTGCAGCGCCAACGACCGACCATCTGGTCAATGAGAACATTGCCATTTGAGTCGTTGAAACGTTGTCGCACTTCGACGTCAAAGGTGTGCTTAGCACTCCAATGTACGTTCCAGATGTCCCATTCGACAGTCCTATCTTGGAAGTCGAGTTGAGACAGGGCGCCTCCGATGTTTAGGAACCAATCAACCACAAAGCTGAATGGCATAGCTTGCCAAACAACCTGAAGTGGATTATTGAGTCCTAAGGCGCCAGCTGCAGCACGCAGAGTTCCCTGAACATCGTTCAACCACGGCAGTTTGTGAGAAAACAAACAACCTGCACGTAGGTCAACACGATAGTTCACCAAGCCACGGGTATGCGCAAGCAAACCATGAGGAGCACCATACATCCTCCAAAGAGGAGTTGGGTCCAGTTGCAAGACATCGCGTCGTGAGACGCCAAGTCGAGTAACCTTCCCATATGTCTTCCGTAGAAACTCTATACGAGCATCTACGACTGACATAAGGGAAGACAAGGTTCTCAAATCGGCAAGGAAGGGTTCCCACCCAAATTGCCAATTGAGGTACCCACCGGCGGCAGACGTGACGAAAGAGGCCGACAACTTTGGAATCAAAGTCGCGATCTCTCTCAGCTCCCAAAAGAAATTAGGTAAACTAATTTCT